CACGAGGGCTTTACTCTGCAACAGATAGCACAGGTACTAGAGTGCGCTATCTCTACTGCAGATCGTAGATGTGATAAGTCACTTCGTAGGTTGCAGGATAATCTTGGCGGGGTTAGTCCCTGGCAATGAATGAAGAGTTGTTATTTACTTTCTTGCGCGAGGGTTTATACCCTGACCTAGTAAAAAGTGAGGGCATCTACGATGCCTATGACTGCATCTCTAGGCAAGCAGGTCACTATATAGAGTTAAAGTGCAGGGCTACACACTATGACACCTTGCTCATTGAAGAGATGAAGTATCGCAAGCTCATCACCCAAGCTGCAGAGCGTGACCTTGTGCCTTACTACATCAACTCCACACCTGCCGGTATCTACTCCTTTGATTTAATGGATGTAGCAGAGCCGGTGTGGTATGTCCACGAGATGCCAGCTACTACTGAGTTTGATAACAACGATAAGAAGTATAAGTTAGTAGGTTATCTACCTATTGAGGAGGCAGTGCAGTTATGATCTATGACTACAAGTGTGGCAAGTGCAGTGCAACCATATCGGTTGAGCGTAGTATCCACGAAGAGGCATCTACTCCTATGTGCTTTGAGTGCCACGAAACTATGAGCCGTGTGTGGGATTCTCCCGCTATTACCTTTAAGGGTAAGGGTTTCTATACTACTGGTGGGTAAAGCAAGAACCCTACCGCCGAAAGGTTAGCGATAGGGTTCTTATTATGCTGGGAAAGGGTGAGAAACCCAGCAATTTTTAGTCAGTTAAATCTAATCGTTTTTTAGCAATTTCAATATACTCAGGATTTAATTCTATCCCAATATATTTTCTATTATGCTTAGTAGCTACAACACCAACAGTCCCCGAACCAAAGAATGGATCTAAAACTACTCCACCTTCAGGACATCCAGCTAGAATGCAAGGCTCAACTAAACGCTCAGGCATTACTGCGAAGTGAGCGCCCTTGAAGGAAGCTGTAGGTATAAACCAAACATCACGTTTATTTCTACCTTCAGGATTAACAAACCTAGTTCCCATTTTCTCTACGTCTATTCCATTTGGTCCAGCTTTAGTAGAAGGTCTATTAGATTTCCACCCTGATTGCGCTCTTTTAAGGGAGACATCAGACACAGGTTCTTTAATAGCAACGTGGTCGTAGAAGTATTTAGGTGACTTGGTTAGTAAGAATACGTACTCGTGACTTTTAGTACAACGATCACGTACACTTTCAGGCATCACATTAGGTTTAGCCCAGATAATATCTTGTCGTAAATACCAGCCATCAGCAGATAAAGCAAGAGCTAATCTCCAAGGAATACCAACCAATTCTTTAGCTTTAACATCAGCTACACCTGGAACTTTTACGTGATTTTCTGGTGCGCCTTGTTTCCCATCACTATATTCTTTATTGAAATAGCGTTTGTTAAATCCTGCTTTAGTTGAGCTACGTCCAGCAGGATTATAGCTATCCCCTATATTTAACCAAAAGGTTCCGTCATTAGCAAGCACTCTTCGTACTTCTCTAAATACTTCAACCATTTTGTCTATATATTGTTGTGGTGTGGGTTCCATTCCTATTTGTCCATCATTTCCATAGTCACGTAACCCCCAATATGGAGGGCTGGTAACTACGCAATTAACACTCTCATCTGGCAATGTTTTTAATTGCTCAACTGCATCACCAAGTAATATCATCAGTACCAGCCTCGTCTGTTGCTATGCTGGAGAGCACGGCAGAAACTTCCTGAGTAACGGTGCTCAACGTATCGCACAGCGTGGAGGATTTGGATACTAGGGTCGCTACTTCTCTCTCTAAGGAGCTGAGCAATTCCGTAAGCACTGGATCGTTTGTTGTCTGCAAGGTGGTCAAGCCTGCTCTCACGGGTCCAAAGGGTGAGCGCACATTTGACCTGACTGTTGTTGTAACCGAGTGCGTTGAGGTAACTAATGATAAGTGCCTTGTTCTCACGCTTCTCCTCCATAGTTGCCTTCGTCCTCGCCTGCATCTGCGGGATCTCCAAAGGGTGGTGCGTTGTTTGCTCTGGTATGAATACCAACAGTAAGCCTACTATCAGGGTTAATGCTCCAAGTCTTGCCCTCTTGCTCATCAAAACTCCTTTGTTCATCAAGCAGTTGCTTATACGTGTCCGGATATAGGTGAGCTAGGCGCACTAGCGCCCTATCTCTTGCTCTTCGATAGTTACGGTAATGAACTACTTGTCTCCCGCTTACCTGCTTACTCTCCATTGATCTTGTCCTCCCACACTATAAGCACATATGCTACCAGCATTACTAGTATTAGACCTAACGCTAGACTCATAAGCTGGCTGCTTTAATGATGTCGGTGATGTCTAGGCTCTGACCCACTAAGTGAGCGTCCTCTTCGTCGCTCTCCCACCCAGATACCAGCACACGGGAGTTGCTAGGAGCAAGGCTTAGCCATTGCATACAATGCTCAGCGTTATTACCTCCCCATTCAGCGTTCCCGTTCTCGTCCACTACCTCATACAACAGGATAAGTGGGGACTTCTTTGGGTGTATGGTATAGATATTACTCATTTTCGCCCTCTTCTCTTAGCCCGAATAGGCGTGATAGCGCACTATTGGCACGCTCTAGATTCTTGATAGCTTTGGCTATCTCCTCCTGTTGTAAGTCTATCTCAGCTTGATTAAGGCATAGGTTAGCCTTAGCTGCTAGGTATTCTTCATTCATTATTCTCTCCCTCTCCTGCTCCTAGTGAACCAGGACACTCCTCGTCCACGTGCCAATCATATTTATCTGGGTGAAAGTATTTATTGCACCCAACGCAACGCCAGTATTCCGGCTCATTAAATACGGGATCGTTAAGTTCTGGCTCATATCCCATTAGTTATCCTCGCAATCTGGAAAGCGGGTATTACACCCAGGACATACCATTACGTAGCAACTATCGTGCTCTGGCTTATCGCAATCTTCCCACGTCATCTCGTCCGGCTCTACGCACTCTTTCACTTTACTCATAGTGTCCCCCTTGCCATTAGCCATTCATCAGCTAGGTGTAAGGTAATAGCCTTACCCGCCTCTCCCATAGCTGCCATTAAAGTACCGGCTACGCCGGCTCCCTCGATTATGCAATTACCGTTAGTGTCTAATAGATCTATTAACCACGCTCTCTGGCTCTCGCTCTCCATATCCTCGAACTCTCGAATACTAATACGGTAATTAGTCTCGCTTAATTCTTGCATTACTTACCCTCGCATTCTAATAAGTCTTTACACCAACGCCAACCGTCTCCCACCCATAGGAGGTGACTTGCTACCTCCCAGAGTCCCCAAGTAGCCAACCCAATTAAAATCCCAGTTACTAGCCAACCTCTAGGCGTTAAGTATTGCATTACTCTACCTCCCTCTCCCATAGTGTTATCCAATAAGGCTTACCCTCACCGGTTAGCTCCTGTACTTCCAATCTAACAAGCGGGTTATTGTAATTAAGTAAACTCCACCAACGCATAGACTTCCACGTATAGCGGATACCTAACCAAGATCCTTCCTCGCGATAGGCATAGCCGGACTTAGCAGCTAATCCTTGAAAGGTTACGCGGATTTTCTGCCCTATGCGTACACTCTCTCCCGCTTGCTCCCACGCCATAGCTTGCGTATAAGTGTTGCCACCTAATAGTTCGCTAGTGTTCATCGCTATCTTCCTCTCCCATATTCTGCGCTAACGATTAGCTGCAGACTACCTTACTCTACCGTATTAGGATAGAATAAGATAGTACGCTACTAATTATCTTACGCGCATAGGCATAAGCAACGCATTCCAGGTAATCTTATTGTGCGGGATAGTTACTTTAATAGGCTTATTATCTCCCATAAACTCCACCATTAGCTGGCCACCTTTATGCGAGCAAGGTACCTTGCCAAAGTCTGCCATATAGGTAGCGTTAAAGGATATACCGACCACCGGTACACTCTCTCCCGCTAGTAAGTGTTCATATGGCGGGAAAGTCTCTCCACCAAGGTACACGCTTAGGCTAGTGCCACCGATAGCGATACTTAGGCTATCGCCTAGGCGTGTAAGGGTAATCTCTCCCGCTATCTTGTTAGCCTTAATAGTTGCCAGGATATTCTTTACGTCATTAGCGCGGATCTGGCATTCTCCTAGCTCACTCTCTCCCACTAGCGTAATCTCTCCTACAATTAGGCGATATCTATCGCTAGCCTTAGCGATTACCTTGCCACCGGTAGCCGATAGGTACACGCTACTTAGCCGGGATATTGCATTCTTATCCTTATCCATAGCTACACTTGCGCCAGATAGTAAGTCTGCCAGATCTCCTGCGCCTATTGTGAGCGTGTCTAGCTTAGTCTCCTGCATTACTTTATCCATTACTTAACCCTTTCACTTTCCGGCCTAGTTACCGGCCACCGGCTAAGGATCTAAGGCCTTAGCCGATAGTCTCGCAACTAGTTAAAAGTAGTCTGCTAACGTGTCTAATACTTGTGCATAGGTAAAGTCTCCCGCGCCATATGAGCGCACTACCCGCATAAGATCCGGATCTTCTTTAATAGTCTCCACAATTAGGCCCGGATCTATCTCCATATCACCGGATAGGCATAAGATTAAGTGTGTTGAGCTCATAGGCTTGTCTTGTGTAATCATTATGCAACACTCTCCAATTCTTTCGCAATATCGGTAAGTACTTGAGAGAATACGTCAGAATAGTAAAGATATAAATCTAATTGCATTAAAGATATGATCGATATATCGCGAGGAATGCCTAATTCTGCCGCGCCACGATTATCGTATTCTCCCGGCATATTCTGCCATTCTTCAATGATATTATTATTGTAAATCGGAAGATAGCCATCGATCCATTCTCCACTATTATCGCGGATACTTTCCATATCTTCACCGTTAGTAATAGTCTGCTTAAGATCCTCATAAATATACTTGTATGTATTCATTACTTAACCCTTTCGCTATGTAGTGAGCTATTCACTAGGATAAACATACACGTGACTATACCTTACACAAGACTAATTGAGCTTAATTAGGTAACGATTAGATAACGATTTAGTAGAGTTCTGGCTAGACATATCCGCGCCATATGTCTAAGGGTTATGGCACTAGATCACCGGATAAGGCTAGGCGATAGCTCACCGGTTATGGCTATCGGTTAGCCGGATAGGGCTAGGCCTTGCAAGGTTAGGCCGATACTTAATAGCTGCAAGGGTTAAGGGTTAGGTGTGCCGGGAGGGTAGTGCGCCCCTATCGCTTTACTAACTCCCTAGACATCTAGGCCGTAAGTGTCTAACCCTTAGCCATACGGTTAGGGTCTGGCCGGAACGGGTACCCGGGCATTGTTATTCTGCCAGCGTGGGTCCCGGTACTCCCCAACAAAATATATTTCCTAAAGTGAGATCCCATAATATAGCTCTGACCTGCGGTTATAGTATGTGTGATACAAGTCACATCTGTAAAACGGGAAATCAAGTAAATTTCCTGCCTTATATATAGTAAGGGGTTTTAATAGGAAAAGCCCTGAGCAGAGACGGTATGGCCTCTAGCGAGGCCCCTAGGCCGAGTCCTAACTTACCCCTCAGTTCGCTGTAGCTCCCTCGGGCGCTAAGCCCGAACTGCTCTAGTACTTTTAGTGGGGATAGGTCTATTTACCAGTAGGAAAATCACCCTCGACTAGTAAAGATGTAATCCGATTCCGGCCCGTCCCCCATAATTTTAGGAGATCACGTGGCTGACAATAGTGCTGATATCGCCAAGAGAATCATCCTTGGCGCTGTAGCAGAGGGTATGACTATTGAGGCCGCTTGTGCCTCTGCCGGCAAATCTATTAAGACTTATGAGTACTACCGACGTACCGACAAGATTTTTACAGACAAGGTTGATAGAACACGCCTTGGGCTAAAGGACAAGAGCTTTGCAGCCTCTGATGTACACGACCTGAGCTTTCCAGACTTTCGCCAGAAGTACCTACACTCCCGCACTTTCCCACACCAGCAGAATCTAATAGATGTCATCGAAGGCCGCGAACCTGGCTGGCTACATCCTAGTATGAAGTTTGAAAAGGGTCTGGCTAATAACAGAATCCTTCTTAACATTCCGCCCAACCACGCCAAGTCTATGACTGTGACCATTGATTACGTCACTTGGCAGGTGTGTCAAAACCCTAACTTTAGAGTACTCATCGTATCTCAGACGCAGCAGTTAGCTGCAGACTTTCTCTACGCCATCAAGCAACGCCTGAC